AAACCCCCCACATTCAATCTGAGCTGACCAGAAGGCAATTAATCTCAGGGAAGTATGGTGTGAATAAGGAATACCTGATAAATGAACTCCAGAACAATTTATCTATTGCTCGTGATAATAACAACGATGTGAAGACGGCAAACGAATGCATCAAGCTCATGGCACAAGTTGAGGGTATAGTTGGTGATAAGGGTAACAAAGCACAACCAGTGGTCAATATTGACCTTGGTGGTGCTATTGAGAGGCTAGCAGGCAAGGCACAGGCAATGGGTCCCATAAAGCATGCTTTACCCAAGGCAGGGGGGACACCTACCCTAGTAGACGAGCCCCATGGTGTTAATATATATACACCTCGTAATACCTCTGGGTCAGAACCTCATAAGGTCTCTGATACGGATAATGTAATAGATATGCCCCCATCTGATGACAAGACGGTGTCCTAAATGGATTTCTATGGCACTTGCTCAGGTGGGGGTTAAAAAAAATTTTTTTGTGGGGTTAGAGTCCTCGTCCCGACTCCATATTAGATGTTGGGTGGAAAATTTTTTTTTTTAGTGTGGAAAATTCAAGTCTATATGTATAAGAGGTCTATTGAGCGTATTCACTGAGAAAGACGAGAAGGTCTTATTAGAACACATAGTTAAGTTAAGGCACGACCCTTTGGGATTTGTGATGTTCTCCTTTCCTTGGGGGCAGGAGAACACAGAATTAGCTAATGAGGATGGGCCTGATGATTGGCAGAGGGAATTTCTCATTGAGTTGGGGAAAGCTAGTGAAGAGGGCGACATATCGGGTGAAGTTGCTCAGTTATGCACTGCTTCTGGTCATGGTGTAGGTAAGACTGCCCTTATCTCATGGGTCATATTATGGTTTATGAGCACTCGTAACGCTCCCATTATCAAGGTAACTGCTAATACAAAGAACCAGTTGGAGACCACCACATGGCGTGAGTTGGGTAAATGGCACGAGATAATGGTACATAAACACTGGTTTCATCATACTGCTACGAGGTTCTACTACGTTCATAATCCTAAAAGATGGTACGCAGCGGCTATTCCGTGGAGTGTAACCCGTAAACAAGCCTTTGCCGGAACCCATGATCAGTCTGTATTGATGATATTTGATGAGGCTAGTGAGGTAGAGGATGTTATTTGGGAGACTGCGTTTGGTGCATTGACGACAGATGGGTCGATGATGATAGCTTTTGGTAACCCTACACAGAACACTGGCATGTTTGCTGAGGTGTTAGAGGGTGAATTTGCTCACAGGTGGCATCAGTTTCGTGTGGATTCACGCAACGCCAAGAAGGCTAACCAGAAGAAGATACAGGAATGGATTGACGACTACGGTGAGGACAGTGATTTCGTAAGGATTCGTGTGAAGGGGATGTTACCTCGCACAGGTAGTTCTCAGTTGATTTCCCTTGATTCCATCCTTGATGCAATAAACAACACGGTGGTAGAGGACGTATACGGGGCCATGCCTGTTGTTCTAGGGGTGGATGTGGCTAGGTTTGGTGATGACCAGACGGTATTTGTTGTACGCCAGGGCCGTAAACTGCATGAGATAGAGAAACACAGGGAACTAGACAATGTCCAGGTTACAGAGAAGGTGGTCAGACTCATCCATTATTGGCAGCCTAGGGCTGTGTTTGTCGATGGTGTTGGTTTAGGTGCTGGTGTTGTTGATATCCTTAAACACGGGACGTGGGGGCATATTATTATTGATGTGAACATGGGTAGAAGTCCTGAAGATAAGAAGTTATACTTCAATAAGCGGGCAGAAGCATGGGTGAAGGTGAAGAATTGGCTCAATAGTGGTGCAGACATACCTAAAGATGACGATTTAAAAAAGGATCTGCAAAGTATTGAGTATAAACACACGGTAAATGATGCTTTACAGTTGGAAAGCAAGACAGATTTAAAGGCGAGAATAGGGTATTCCCCTGATTGTGGTGATTCATTGGCGTTAACTTTCGCTATGGACATACATGAGGAGGCTTATGATGATGATTACGAAGATAGTGTAATGATGATGGGTGAATCTACAGGAATGACAGGGTATTAGAATGAAACTAGAAACAATACTGCAATTGGACAATATTGCAGACAATATGGATGAAGAAGACTTAAACCGGATAGGGTCTGACGTAGTTAAAAACTGCCAGACTGATAAGGATTCAAGGCAGGAATGGTTTGATAAAGTTCTTGATGCCCGAAAGATAAGTATGCAGGAGGTAGAAGCTAAAAGTTTCCCTTGGCCTGAAGCAGCTAATGTAATCTTTCCTCTAATGAGTATGGCTTCAATGCAGTTTGCTTCACGGTCTTACCCCTTGCTTGTACAGGGACGTAATGTGGTGAAAACTGCCATATGGGGTGATGACTCCAGTGGTGAGAAAGTTAAGCGCAGCAGTCGCATAGCCCAACATATGAACTACCAGTTCCTTGAGGACATCCCCGCCTGGGAGGAAAGTATGGATAAAATGCTCCATGTCCTTCCAGGTGATGGGATGTGTTTTAAAAAAGTGTATTGGGATAATGGCCCTAAGAGTGAATTAGTCATCGTAGATGACCTTATAGTGGACTATTGGGCCAAGTCTTTAGAAGATGCTGCAAGGGTTACGCATAAGATCCCTTATACAAAGAATGAGATCCTCTCAAAGGAACGCTCAGGTATTTTCCTTGAGTATGACTACGGGACGGCCCAGGTGCCTACAGAACTCCTAGGAGCGACTCAGACGGATGAGGACACGCCTCATTTCTTTCATGAGCAGCACCGGTGGCTAGACCTAGACGATGACGGGTATGAGGAACCATACATCGTAACAGTGCATGAAGCTTCACAGAATGTCGTAAGGATAGAGAAACGGTTTGATGTGGACTCTATTGAGTTCAGTGATAAAGAAGAGGTCATTGACATCAAGGCAGAGAACTTCTTTACGAAGTATGGGTTTATCCCTTCTGCTGACGGATCGTTTTATGACATGGGGTATGCCCATCTCCTTTACCCAATAAACAAAACCGTGAACACGGTACTCAACCAGTTGCTTGATTCAGGGACTTTAGCCAACACAGGTGGTGGTTTCCTTGGCCGAGGTATCCGTATGAGGGGCGGTAATGTCCGATTTAGGCCGGGTGAATGGAAGTTCACCGAGTCTACGGGTGATGATTTGAGAAAAAACATCGTTCCCATGCCCCGGAGTGAACCTTCAGGTACTCTCTTTTCTCTTTTGGGGATGATGATAGAGAGTGGAGAGAAATTAGCTAGTGTTACAGACGCTCGAATGGGGCAGTCTCCTGGTACTCATGTCCCTGCTACAACCACTCTTGCTTTAATTGAGCAGGGGGAGAAGGTGTTTACGGGCATAGCAGGACGACTGCACAGGTCGTTGAAGGAGGAAATCCGCAGGGTGTTTTACCTTAACCGTCTTTACATGGAGGATGAGGAATATTTTAGAATTCTTGACCCTCAACCTGATGAGAAGGCTGGACAGACAATTCAGATCAACGATTACCAACAGGACGAGACTGACGTTCTCCCTTATTCAGATCCTGGTGTTGTCAGTGATATGCACCGTATGAAGAAGATGGAAGCGTTGCAAGGGTTCTATGGACGACCTGAAGTGAACAATAAAGAGATTGTGAAACGAAGTATTGAAGCGTTGGCTTTACCTGATGCACATAAGATAATGGAAGTCCAACCCCAACCAGATCCCAAGATGCTTATTGAGACAGCGAAGTTGGAGAACGAGAAGATTAAACTTGAGATTAAGAACAGAGAACTTGAACTCAAGATATTTGAAAAGACAGGCCAGGTATTCGAGAGTCGAAGCAGGGCGCTTAAAAACTTTGCCGAGATGCAGGAAACGCCAGAGCCAGAGTTGGCGGATGCAGCGGAAATGTATGCGGCAGTAATGAGAGAGGTAGAACATGAAGTCCCAAGTGAACAAGGAGGAATGGGAAGACCGGAAGGCCCAGTTCCAGGATTGGAAGACCCACCCGGTAACAATGGTGCTGTTCAGGGCGCTCA